AAAAACCAAAGCTGGTTTCGCTAATGTCCTTAAAAGACATGCCCATACTATCAGCGGCAGTCTTAAATGTTTCCGAATAATCGCCCAGATTAATTCCAGAATCGGCAAATACATTTGATACTTTTCCATCTCCATAGGTAACATCCTTAAACTGATTAGCCAAGCTCCCGCCAATATTAAAAGATTGAGGTTGATTGCCGTCCGACCCTGTTCCCGCTGTAGTAGTTAATGCACTGGTAAGGTTTTCTATGGCAGTTTTAAGATTATCAGTGGAAGTTTTAAGATTATCAGTGGAAGTAGTATTTTTATCAGTGGCAAAAGTATTTTTATCAGTGCCTTCTTCTAGGGCAGTCTTGGGAACTAATGCATCCGTAAAGATTTTATTAAACGTATTTTTAAGCATATCCTCCATCGGCTTCATTGCAAAATCCAAGAAAATAGTCAACACCCTATCCTTAAGGCCTTGTTGGAATTTTTCTAGTGCATCAACAGCGTCTTCGCCGCTAATTACTGCTTTCAAGAAGCCTTTGTAGTCGGATACTGTGTCGCCAACAAAACTTTCTACCAAACGACGCACTTCTTGTATGTTTTTTTCAATTTGTTGCAAATCAAAAATTGCCTTAACTTTTGCATCGGCTTGTTTTTTTATTTTTTCAATAATGCCGAGCTGGTTTTCCAATGCTTCGTTGATTTTCTGTTGCAACCCTAAATCTTTCGGGTCGGCGGCATCTAATAGCTGCTGAGCTGCCGCCTGTGCACGCTGTTTAGATTTCTCGTAAATATCATTATTAGCTTTTAATTGCTCGTTTAATTGTTTGTTTTGTTCTATTAATTCAGACGATATTCCAGTTTTTAATAAATTAATTTGATTGTGAAGATTTTCCTCTTGCTTGGTTAGATTATCCAAGCTATCTTTTTGCGGTTTGCTTATGTCAGCAAAAGCTTGCTCTAAAGCTAAAACTAAATTTTTTTGCTTATTAAGACTACTTCCTGCTTCGTTTAATTTAGCATTTACTCCGTCCGCGCTTTTTTGGACGTTAACAAATTTTGCTGTTAAATCAGATACATCTATGGTGGGCAAGTTTGGCGCCGCACTTTGAGCACTTGTTGATAATGATGCCCCTAAAACCTTTTGGGCTTCTTCCATATCTTTTGTTGCTCTTATAAATGCGAGGGCTGCGTTCTTGGTTCCAGGTTTAGAGGCTTGAGCTGCTTTAATAAGTTCTTGTTCAGAAAACGTTTCTTCGCCAACTGTATACTTACCTTTCCCAGACGGAATGATCAACCCCCCTCCAGTCTGGGCTGTGAAAGATTCCTGAGCTGATGCCCTAGCTATTGCGGCGGCAACATATTTGCCAGCAGCCGCTAAACGTTTTGCTCCATTGCCGCTGCCCTCTTCAATTAACTTTGCAACTGTTTTTGCATAGGTACGTTGAATCTCTCCGATTTGTTTTGCATAACGTTCGTTTGCCTTGTTGATTGCATCAGCATTGCCCTTTTTAAAATCCTCCAGTTCTCTGTCTTTCGCAATTTTTCGGTCTTGTTCATTTTGCTCAATTTGAATTTTTTCTTCGGTATATTGACGAATTGCTTCTCCTAATTTTCTTTCTTGCTCAATTAATGCTGGATCTTCTCCGGTTAATGCAGAAGCTGCTTCTCGTCGCAACAAAGCCTGTTCCTGGCTAGCCGCAGCCAGATCTCGCTGTACTCTGCCTAATTCTCGTTCCGCATTAAGACGTTCGTCCTGATATTTCCTTTCTAAATTTGCAATTTGAGAAAGCGCATTTTGACGAATTTCTACAATTTCTTGTTCGCGCTGTTTGCGGGCTTTATCAATTGCCTCTTGCTTATTGTCAATTGCGTCAAGCATTTTTTGCGGTCGCTGTTCATCCAATGTCGCCTGCGTTGCTTGTTTTACTGCAGCTCTAAAATTCTTGTCATATTTTTCAAGTGTCGCTAGTGCTCCCTTTAATTTTTTTAACTGTGCGTCTGAATAAGCGCCTCCTAGATCAGTAAGTATTTTTCCCGCTAACGTATTAGCGCCACCCGCCAAAGCAGCTAGGCCTCGCTCTTTTGAAGCAGCAATGCGAGCTTGCTCTGTAGCAATGTCTCCTTGCAATTGCTCCCTGGTCATCCCTCCCTGTAAAACTTGTTCTGCATAAAAACCACTACCAGGCTGAATAAGCTTTAATTCAATAGCTTTATCAATAACTCCATTCAAGAATTGAATTGAACGTGTTGCAAAATCTTGAATTGCGGCTCCGGCTGGCTGAAAAGCTTGTCCAATATCGATCCTTAACTTTTCAAATGCTTTTGCCATTCTGGCGCCAGCATATTCAGAGCCGTTTGCCATTTCATCAGTGAAAGATTTTGATTCCTTTGCTTTTCCACGGAGAAATTTAACAAAATCATCAATGCTAGTAGTTCCGCCTTCAAAAGCTTTATCAAGTTCTTGCAAAGACATGCCAGCACTTTGTGCAAATTCAACAACAGCGCCAGGCAGTCTTTCTGCTAATTGCCCCCTTAATTCTTCTGCTGTTAATTTACCTTTACTAAATACTTGTACGACAGCACGCATCGCGCCATCCACATCATCCATGCTTCCGCCGGTTTTTAGAACAGCAGAGGCCGTACCTTCAAATATGCGACCAGTTGTTTCAGTGTCAATGCCAAGTGCCCTAGTTGAAGCGCGTAGCTGCGTAAACTTTCTGTAAACTTGATCCAATGGAAGCAAAAGTTTATTGGCAATACCTACAACTTCTTGATTGGCTTTAACGAAATCACTAAAGTTGGTTGAAACACTGGAAAGCCCAAGTCGAAGTTTTTCTATTACCACTGCTTGCTCTGTCATTGCAGCGGTCATTGCAGTAAGATTATCAACGGCTTGACCAATAGCAGCGCCCGTAAACGCCCCTGGTACGCCCCCAAACAGGCCGCCAGTAATGCCTCCAATGGCACTGCCAGCACCACCGCCAAGCCCCCCTCCATACAAAAAGGCACCACCAGCGGCACCAAACCGCTGTCCTCGCGTTAAAGGTTTGCGATTCTGCCGTTCAACAGCTTGTTCTGTTTTGACAATTTCTTGGTTAAGTTGTTTCCATTCAGTAGTATTTGGGGATATCTCCCGTGCTCTGTTTCGTAAAACGACTAACTTCGCCTCTAGTGCATTAAGACTGCCAGGCGCAAACGCGCCCAAGCTTTCTTGCATTTGTATATTTTCAGCAAGCCTATCAGCGGCCTGGAGTTCGGTTTTTAAAATACCAATTTGGCGCTGAAGATTGATCCATGGCTCGGTATTTGGAGCAATTTGTGAAGCTTCAATACGAGCTGCTTGTAATTGCTTTTGTAAACGAGTGGCACTGCCAACGTCAAAAGCTTCGGCCTGTGCACCAAGTCGAATTGATTGCGCCTGCATAGTGCCGCGCTCGCGCAAGCCTTCCGCAATGCCAATACCAGTGGCTCGTTCCTGAAATTTTCTGCTGCCAATTTTTAAGTTAGACAGTTTAGTTTGCATGGCGGCGATCTGCCGATCCAGCTTCCTAAATGTATTGTCTATCTCACTTGATAATCGTGATGTATCAAGATTAATTTGTACGCTTTTGCCAGTTCGAGCCGTCTTAGCGATGGCAGCATTTATCTTCTCAATCTCTTGAAGGATGTAAGAAGCATTGGTCGAAAAATCAATTGTATAACGTGCCATGTTCAGCGACCCTCTTGTGCATGAAGTGAGTTGATGACGGTATCAATATTCTTTAAAGTTTCTTCTGTCCATGGACGAGCTGGATAAATTCCTCCTTTTTTTATTTTGCCCCCATCATGAACAAGTTCTGCCACTTCATCGTCCCAAATAAATTCAGCCGTAGACGCATTGATGGTTTCACGACGCTTGCTTTGCAGCAAGTTTCCAGTGTCAACAATATCTCGTGGCTCTGTAACGGATTGGCCATTTTTTCTACGAGTGCGTCCTTCTGAGCCCTTCCAGCGCCATTTTTCTTCCAGCATTTGCTGGTCGAAATCGGCGTCGGCCCAATCCATAGTTCGCTCAAATACTCTTGTATTAATTCCACGTAATTTCAATAATTTATTCACTTCATCTTGCCTAACATTTGCTCCTGCCAATCGCCTTGCTTTTATGGCAGTAACGCTTAATGCATCAAGCATTTTTCCGATAATACTATCCGCCTTTAAAGCACTACTTTCAATGCGAAGTTGATAGGCCATGTAACGACGCCAAAGTCTATTGACAATCTAACATTTTAGTTCAAGTCTGCGCCTATCAATCCAACAATTGCTGGCGGCATTTGCTTGTTTTTTAAAGCCCATTTCAATGCTTTTTTCGTGGAATCGCTCAAGCCATCAGCACCTGTTTGCATTTCATACGGAAGAAAAGACTCAAGGCTCGCCTTGTGAGCCTTGCCTCCTAACGCGCCATACACAAGCATGGAAAGCTTTGCGGTGCTGACGCTTTCCGCGTTAATTCTTTGCTGCATGTGTAGATAAAAATGATGCAACACGCACGATATTAAATTGACTGGCGTTTTATTAAAATTTGCGGCGTAAAAAATGGGATCGCTTAATTGCAGAAACGCTAGTTGAGCATAAACGGCTGCCCAGTCAGTTGAATTACTAATTGACAATTCACACTGCTGCGCCAACCGTTCAATTAGTTTTTTGGTGCATTCTCCTCGTTTGTCTCCTCGTCGGTTGTGGTTTCCTGGTCCGTTGTTCCGTCTTCTTCTGCCATAAATAATTCAACTTTATCCAGTAAATTTTTAGGCAATTTGCTTGTATCCTCCTTGTCCCAGTCTTCAGTGAGCACCCATTTTTTACCTTGTAACACTTCTCCCCGATTTCTAAAGAAAACAGTAACAAGTTCTTCGGCTTGCTCTTTTGCCGAAGGCATGGCTTGCATTAGTGCGTTTGTTTCTTCCGCGTAGTCTGCAAAAAGTCCTTGATTATCCTCCCCGGACTGAAGCATATTAAACGCTTCTTCTACGTCAACATTTTTTTCGTTGGCAATTTTTTTCGCAAACGAAATAGCCTTCAATGTGAATTGGGCTCTTTTCTGGGAATATTTGTCACGAAGCCACGCTTCTTCAGCCAGCCAACTACCATATTTCCTAAGGCGGAGACCTTCTCCAATTTGACCGTAAGAGGCGTTACCAATTAAGAAAAATTCGGAATACTTGCTCATGAGTTTTATTAACGCAGTGCCAGTCTAGCATTCAGTATTCGCACTGGAACAACACTTCCCGCCGCTCGAATTGGCGTAATAGCCGAGACTTCTTTTCCTTTGATTGTAAAACTTATGATTGAATCACAATTTGGCAGAAAACAGGCAAATCCAGCTTGTATCGCAAATTCATCTTGTACCGTATCGAAAAGCCACGCCTTTTGACATTGGCTGGTAAGTAGTTTCACAATGGCGGATATAAATTGAGAAGTTGTACGTCGGGAATTCTAATTGTGTATTGACCGTAAACTATGTCTGTTTCTGGTCGAAATGTAAACTTGGCGTCGGGAAAGCGCCTTGCAATGCGTTCAGCAGCAGCATGCAAGGCAGTTGAGTTTGAGGTGTAATCAATCAGCACAATGGTCCATTGTTTATTGTTTTGCACCTTTCCAACCATTGAACGAGGGTTGATCGCTGGGAACTCTTCCATTGTCACTTCTAGTCCCTTTACTTTCCATTCCTTTGGCACACTCTGTTGCCCCACCACATACACGGCAGGTAAAGTGGAACCATTCGGCAGCGTATAGGTGCCAATTAAATCGGGGGAAGACGAAAGAAGCTCAGCAATAGCTTCTCTCAATTGCATAATATTCATAAAAAAGCCTCCCTATAAGGAGGCTAGCAAGAAAATTAATTAAATAGTGATCAGCTATTGGGAGCAGTCGGGATGATGCTTCCAGAGGATGTGGCATTCTGGTGAATACCAATGCGACCACGGCTATTTAAGTCAAAGGTGCATTCAACAAGATTGTCAGCGGGATAG